TGCTGTACATCAAATTAAACTAAAAAGTCTAGTTCAATTAAGAAAATTGAGAAGAGATGAACAAAGAATAGAAAATATGTTTCGTTTAGAACAAATTGGATTATATCGAGACAATATAAAAGATGAAAATGTACTTGCAAAAGTAACTAAGGCTATAGTATTTGACCAATTTAATGACGAAGTATGCAAGCTTGTGGTCGAAATGAATTTTAACGGAAAGGCTTATTTAGCTGAATTTTCAAATCATGAAAGATTCAATGACAATATTGTTATGAATTCACATCATACTGCTCCAATTCCTGGAGAAAAACCTCCTCGAAAGAAACCGGGATTTAAAGTTAGATCTGATAAAGAATATTTTTCTAAATTAGGTAAAAAATTAATTGCACAAAAAACATTAGTTCCTACACATGAAGAAACTTATCATGAATTTAATGCGTTTGGAAAAGATAAAGAAGGAAAATATAAGGGAATTGCTCGTCATGATGATACTGTAATAGCCGAGTTAAATTTAGCTCGTCTTTATGCTGAGTCCGAATATGGTGACTGGCTTTACGATTTCCTAGATGAGATGCCAGATTGCAAAGAAAAAAAATATGCTCTTGAAATATTAAAAGAACCATATGATGAAAGTGAAATAAGTGATGAATTATTTTCTTCTATGTTTGAGGATGAAGATCCTAAAAATAAAATTCAAGAAATTTTCAAAGTAAATAGTGAACAACATTTTAAATATAGACCAGGAAAAACCTTCTAAATGAAAAATCAAATTTGATCACTTAGAATAATGATATATAATAAAAATACGGGAATTATTGGTAACGCGTATTTGAATAAATAATAAAAAAATAAACTCAATAATATGGCTAAATTAGCACTAGATTTATCTCAGTTTAAATCCGCGGGAGTATATACAATCGAGATTGACCAATCTGAAAGAATCGTAGTTACTACACAATCATTGAGATTAGTTGTAGGATTCTCAAAAATTGGACCGTTTAATACGCCAGTATTCATAAGATCTACAAGAGATCGCCAAAAATATTTTGGAGATATTGATCTTAAACTTGAAAGAAAAGGATCATTCTTCCAGAGATCTATCGATACTTGCTTGTTACAGGCTCCAGTATTCGCACTTAACTTATTAAGAGCAAATCAGAGTCCTGATACATCTACAAACATGGATCAGGTTGCTTTAACTGCTCTTTCTGTTGATTCAAACACATCTGTTCAAGAAGATGATCTTGAAAATATTCCAATGGATCTCTATATTAATTTCTTTAATAGAGAAAGATTTTGGAAATCAGATGCAGATTATTTACAAGGTGTCGTTCAAAATAAGTATGGAGCATCTAACGCGGAAAGTGCACCATTACTTCAGTTGGCAAACGTCGGAACAAGAGATTTATCGTTTATCGTAAGAAAAGCCGTTGGATTACAGGGATATAGTGTTTATGCTAAAGAATGGTATGGTGCTGATACAAATATTCCATTTGAATGGATTAGACCATATGATTTGATGAAGGATTTCTTTATTCAAATTTTTGCAGTTGAAGGTGATTGGACAAAATATAATAAACTTTCAACTGATCCTATATTCTCTCAATATTTTAATGCTAATGGTTTAATTCCAAGTAAATTAACTGATTTCATTAATCTTCCACAGGTTAATTTAGTTGGTTCTTGGACTGGAACTATTATTCCAGAATTTAGAGATCAAACTGGTGCCAACCAATTCATTGAAGATATTGTTAATGCTTCTACTCCTTTAACTGGAGTTATGTTGAATGTTAATAATCAAGCACTTGACCAACTTATTTGGGATGAAAATGAACAGCGATGGGAAATTGGAGATGGCTCAGCAATTGATCCAGCAGAATATGTGGTTGATTTAGTAGGTCACAATTTAATAGATTATGATTGCTGTCTAAAAAACTTCTTAAGTTATGAAATTGATTTATATGATATACACACAGATGTCAGTATCTCTTTAGTTGGTACAACCGGAAAAATATTCACATTAGATGCATCTGCTGACAATACTCTCATTACAGTTGGATCTTTAGTTAAAAAAGATAGTACTGATTCTATTCCTGGTGTAACAAGAGTTATCAAAAAGGTTTATGATTCAACATTACAAACATATAAGCTTGAAACAGCCGAACCAATTTATAACTGGTTTTCCTTTGCTCCTACTGGAGTAATAAAAATTCAAAAACCTATAGATGATCCGACTTTAGCTACTTACTATAAGATGATCAAACTAGAAGGTTTGAATATAAATGCAAATCATCAACCTGGTTATACAGATCAAGGAGCACCAAGTCTTGAAGAAGGTGTTGAGAAAATTTATTCAATGCTTGAAGATAAAGGAATCTTAAGAGGATTAACAAATCCAGATATGATTCAATATCGTTATGTTGTTGATACAATGGCATACGGTCTTAGACCAGAACTCGGTGGTAAAGTTTACTTATCAAGACTTGCTAAAAAGAGAGGTAAATGTACCGCTATTATTAGTGCACCTTCAATTGCACAATTCTCAACATCACAAGATCCATACTTCTGCGATATGTTCGTTCCTGGAGTAGATCCTAAACCAATCTTCTCTACTGAATGGATTCCTGAAGGTGGTAATCCAGATATGCCAAGAGCATTTACATTTAGCTTCCCATCAGAAGATAATGGAGCTCGTTATTGCGGTATATTTGGTCCTTATCTAAAGTATGTTGATAACGATAAAGTATTCTTAGTTCCACCAGCAGCAGACGTATCTAACACATTCGTTAGAAAGTTCTTAGGTGGAGATCCATTTGCAATTGTCGCAAACAAAAATGGTATCATAGCTAACTCAAATGTTGGTGGTGTTGAGTACAACTTAGACCAGCAAGATAGAGATTATCTTGAACCATTCGGATATAACTCAATTATTGAAAGAGCAACTAGCGGTCAAGTTATGATTTACTCTAACAGAACTTCTTTCCAAACTGTTAGAAGTGATTACAACTTCTTACATGTAAGAGAGCTCTTAAATACTATTGAGCTTCAAGTTGAAGAAGTTCTTAAGAATTTCGTATTCGATTACAACAATCCAGTTTCAAGATTAAATATTGTAAACTCAGTAACTCCAATTCTTGAATCAATTAAAGATGCTGGAGCACTTTATGATTATGAAATTGTTATGGATGAGTCCAATAACACTAATGAATTAATCGACGAAGGTTTTGCCATAATTGATATTGGAGTTTGGATTAACAAAGGAATGGAAAAAATTATAAATAGAATCACCGTAAACAAATTAGGAACTGCGAGCAGCGGTGGATTTACAGCAGTTTAATTTGAAATATATAAAATAAATTAACGCAATATGGCAGATTTTAAGAGTCAAGGTTCATTCGGACTACCTCACTGGAAAAACTCTAGAGCAGCTCAAGAGCTATATGAACCCGTGTATCTTAACCTATTTACGATTCAGATAGCTTTACCAGTTGGAGTAGGTTCCAGCGATGAGAATACTAATTTATTGCTTGAACAAGTTCAAAATATAACCGGATTGGTTTCTCATTCATTCCCTGGTTCGCCTATGGAACAACAGTATAAATGGGCTACTAGAAGATTTGCTGGTGCTAAGCCAGATAAAACCACAATGGATGTAGGAATTACTTTTGAAGTTAACCTAGATAGAACTCCAAGTGCATATGTTCTCAAAACATTAAGAAAATGGTGTGACTTAGTTTACGACCCACTAACTGGTAGAACTGGTTTGAAGGTTGATTATGTTGCTCCTTGGATGTTAATAACTATGTATGATAGAGCTGCAAATCCATTCTGGCAGTGGAAATGTTACAATGTATTCCCAATTTCTCAACTTCCTGCTCCAGAACTCGGATATATGTCTGATGAACATTATAAAATTGAAAACTTTACTCTTGCAGTGGATTCTTGGGACGAATCTATTGTTTAAAAAACCATTGCGTATCATTAACAAGGGAGGTATCTATATATATCTCCCTTTTTTATTTTAAAACCAAGTCAACTTTTTTACATATAATGATATATAAAAAGAAATTGTATATTTATGAATGAAGGAACAGTAAAGTTCTTTGATGAGACAAAAGGATTTGGATTTATCAAAGACAAAAATTCATCCGATGAGTATTTCGTACACGCTTCTGAGTGTGTTGATAAAATCAAAAAAGATGATAAAGTTAAATTTGATCTTCGTAAAGGATCAAGAGGAATGAGTGCTATTAATGTTAAATTAGTATAAAGTCATGGCTGGACAATCAGAAATTAACGAAGAAAAATTAAGAGAATTTGCGGAAAGAGTTGAAAACAGTAATGTTCAAGCTTCTGTCTCTAAAGTAAATACTCCTCCACCAGTTGGAAACCCAATTCAAGATACTTCAAATGTTCAAAAACCTTGGGAAAAAACCCCTGAACAAGTTCAATTTTCGAATCAGTTGGGATGGCAAAAACTCGCAATAACAGATCTTCCAACACAGGGATTATTTTATCCTGATGGAACAGAAGTATTGATTCGTGCCGCAACAGCAGGAGAAATTCGCCATTGGTCAACATTGAATGAAGAAAATCTTTCTTTACTTGATGATATGTTAAATTATGTTCTTGAAAGATGTGCTAAGATAAAATTCCCAGGAATGGCTATATCTTCATGGAAAGATGTTAAAGAAATTGATAGATTCTATATTCTTTTAGCTATTCGCGAATTTACATTTGTTAATGGGGAAAATAAACTTCAAGTTAAAACATCAGAAACATCCAAGATTGATGTGACCAAAGATATGGTTCAATATATCACATTTGATGAAAGATTAATGAAATATTATGATCCAAACGAAAGAATGTTTGTTTTAACATTTAAAAACGGAAAGAAGATGAGAGTTACTCTTCCTTCTGTTGGTGTTACAAATTGGTTGAAAAACTATATTACTCGTAAAAGACAATTAAACGAGATCATTGATGAAGATTTTATTTCATTTGCACCATTTGTAATTCATGACTGGAGAGGATTATCAGATGATAATTATTCAAAAATAATCATGGAATCCCATAACTGGACTGCAGCCGAGATTTCTCTTTTAACCGAAATAAGAAGAATCTTCATGGACACCGTCGACCCTGTAGTCAAATACAAGGACGAGGAGGGAGGTGAGCGCACTGTGCCGCTTTCCTTTCAAGGCGGGATTAAATCTATTTTCCTTATTTCAGATCCATTCGGAGAATTGGTTTAAAATTGAATTTATTTGTACCTATAGACTCCATTTATCTCCTTTAGAGTTAGATGAAATGGAGTTCTATAGAATTGAGTATATGCTTAAGAATTTTGAAGAAGCCTTAGACGAAGAAGAGAAACAATACAAGAAACAACAAAAAGAATACGAAAAACAATATAAGTCTCAAGCTCCAAAAGCAAGCGATTATAAACCAGGAAATACAAGTTATGGAGGATTTAAAACTCCTAAGATTGAACTTCCTAAAATGTCACCTCCTAAATTAAGATAATATGGCGTTAATAATTGAAGCCCCTAATGAAATCTATTCTATCGAGAATAGTAACAATGTTCATATGTTTTTAGCCGGCGGGATAACGAACTGCCCTGATTGGCAAAAAGAAGTACTTGAAAAATTAAAAATCATAGATCATTTAACTATTTATAGCCCAAGAAGAGCTAATTTTCCCATAGGAGATCCTAATGCAGCTGAAGAGCAAATTACATGGGAATATGAACATTTAATGACTGCTGATATATTATTTTTCTGGTATTCAAGAGGATCCCTAAACCCAATAGTTATGTTAGAATATGGCAAATATGCTTTAGCGACAGAACGGCCTGTAATTATCGGGGTTGATCCTGAATATGAAAGAAAACAGGATGTTGAAATACAAACAAAATTAGCCAGACCCCAACTGCCTATTTATTATTCCCTAGATGATATGGTGAATGCTGTTTTCGATGCGTTCGAACAACATTAGAAGAAAGTGCCCAAGCGGCACTTTTTCTTTTTATAAGGATATATAAATAAAATTCCTTTGAATGGCAAAGAATGCTAACGAATTACTACAGGGAATATTAACCACTGTATCAAAAATCGAAAAAAAGATGGGTGATCAAAAGCCCGCAGGAGGTGGCGGAGCCATACCTAGTGGGATTAAAGGCGCCTTGACTATGGCCGGAAATTTGATCGCATTTGGTACAGTAAAAGATGCTACAAAGAAATCCTTTATAAACTTCATGAAGGATATTTCAAAGATTACCGAAAAAGACAAAGGAAAAAATTTCAGTTCATTTGCAGAGGGAATGGTTAAAATTTCATCTGCTTTGCCAGATTTGGTTAAAAATCTAAAAGAATTAGGTAATTTACAACAAAGACGTGTTGACGCGGGAATTACAACTCTTAGAAAACTTTATGAATTTATGCATGAAATGGGTGATGGCCGTCATGCAAGAAGAGTTGAAAAAGCCATATCACTATTCGATAAAATTGGAAAATCTTTAAAAGAAGTTTCTAAACCACTTAAAGAAATTTCCCTAGGATTCTTATATTTAGGTCTAGGAATTCTTGGTTTTGCTGCATCATTATTATTGACCGCTGCCATACTTAAATTAGGTAAACCAGGAGACGTATTATTATTTTTAGGAATAACAGTCATAGCTTTAATAGTTATGTTTGGCGCACTATATTTAGCCAATAAAATGGTTAAAGGGGGTGTTCATACTATTGCTGATATGGGTCTGGGATTAATAGCATTATCAATCGGAATCTTATCATTTGCTTTAACTATAAAATTCCTACCAATGATATTAGGTGGGGAAACAGGAGGAACTATTGCAGGAAGCTTATTGATTATGTTAGGTATTGTTGGTGCAATGGTTTTAATGTACGGAATACTTAGTTTAGCAGGAACAATTACAAAGAAAGGGTTCACGTCTATTCTATGGATGTCATTAGGACTTGCTGTATTCAGTATTGCTATAATAGGAATGGCTCAAGTAGCTAAAATGTTATCGACAGGATTTACAGGAAAGGATGCCTCTAAGGAAGAAAAAGATGAAGGCAAAAAAGAAATTCTCCGAGGACTTGGAACAATGGGATTAATAATGCTTTCAGCGGTAGCATTGTTCGGAATATTAGGAATTCCTGGATTTTCAACTATTATAAAATCTGGAGCTATAACAATGATGTTGATGGCAGGCGCACTAATATTAATGTCTATTAGTATTGGAAAACTTGTAAAAATCGGAAAGGAACTCGAAGGAGAAAAAATTGACGTTATTTTAAAACATCTTATAGGAGGAACTATTGACGGATTTATTGAAGGGTTATCATCCCTTTCTGGAGGTAAAAAGGGATTGTTGGGGGTAGGTATGTTTATGTTAAATAGTGCTAAAATATTTGCAGGTGTAGGTGTCCTAATGGCTATGTCCTTAGCTCTATCAATGTTTGCAAAAGCTATTTCGGCATTTGCCCAATTAGAGAACATGAGAATCATTGAAGGATATGACAAAGATGGCAAACCAATATTTGGAGAAAAGGTAAATGTAACTCAAGTAGCTGACAATATAAATTATTCAATATCTACATTCTTGCAAGCCTTATTAGATTCAACCGAGGGATTAACTCGAAGAAAAGCCAAAGCAATACAAAAAATGGCAAGAGCCCTTACAGGAAGAAGAGGTATTTTAACAGCTGTTATTCAATTCGCAGATGCATTAAAAACTTATGCAGCATTTGGCGAAGCAAATGAAATAGGATATGTCGATTATGATGATCAAGGAAACGAGATTCGTAAGAAAGTAAAAGCTCAGGTTGTTGTTGATAATGTTATCGGATCATTCTTATATTTTACTGAGAGATTATTTAGTAAATCTGAAAGTGAATTTGGAGATGGAGAACCTGATGAAGCAGGAATTTCTGGTCGTCAAAGACGAAGAATGAAGAGAATGTCCAAAGCCCTTATTGGAAAACATGGTATTCTTGGAGCAATTGTTGAATTTGCTAATATTCTTGAATTATTCGCTAAATTTGGAGAGAATAATGAAATGCCTATGCTTGACGAAAAGGGACAACCTATTATGGAAGGTGGTAAACCTAAAACTCTTAAGATGGGTCAAATTGCAGATAATATTGTAAGCGCCCTTACTACATTCTCCGATACATTGGCTGAAAAATTAGAAACAAAGGGAAATGTGAAGGATGCCTCAAAGGCTATTGGAAAATATGATAAATTAATTGAACAGTTAAGTAAATTATCAACTTCAATGGATGGTTTAACTAAGATGACCACAACTATATCTCAATTAGCTGAAGGGATAGGATTACTCGCTGTTAATGTAGATAATTTAAATGCAGAAAAATTATCTCAAATACTTGATAAAACTGCTGCTGCAGGTTCGAGAATTGTATTTACTTCTACTCCTACCAAAGAAGAAACAGCAACAGCTTCTGTTTCACCAACTGTAGCAGCCGCTGCATCAGGATCTTTACCTGCAAAACAAGAAGATTGGGCTGAAATTTCTAAGGTTATTGGAGACCAAGTTGGAGCAAAAGTTGCGGCTTCATTGAAGAGTGGACAATTTATTTTTGAATTCGATACAACCAAGAGCGGAGGCGTTTATTATTGGAGCCCCAAATAACTAATCTATTGGCAACCTTAGATATATAAAATAAAATGAATTTTGTATATCTAACTACTAATTTAGTCAATGGCAAACAGTATATCGGAAGTCATTATACTAATAATTTAAATGATAATTATTTAGGGAGTGGCAAAGCTCTTCATTTAGCAATACGAAAATATGGAAGAAATAATTTTAAGAGAGAAATTTTACAAGAATGCGAATCTATTGAAGAAGCACGACGTCTAGAGGAACACTATATTCACACTCTAAATACTTTATCTCCAAATGGATATAATATTTCTGAAATTGGCGGTTCTGGAATAACTGGAAAATCTTGGGGCGTACACAGCGAAATAACAAAACAAAAAATTAGAAAATCTGTAACCGAAACACTAAATAAACCTGAAGTTCGTCAAAAAATTAGTGAAGCAATTTCTGGTGAGAAAAATGGTTTTTATAATAAGCAACATTCAGAAGAAACAAAAAGAAAAATTCGAGAAAAAAATAAAGGTAGAAAACACACAAAGGAGACAATTGAAAAAATGAAAGAATCTCACAAAGGGAAAAGATTTTCTAAAGAACATAAATCAAAATTATCTGAATCTAAAAAAGGAAGTAAAAATCCTATGTTCGGTAAGTCCCCTCATAATACTGGGAAAAGATGGTCAGAAGAAGTTAAACGAAAAATAAGTGAAACTCTTAAAAACAAAAAGATCATTAAATCATATAATCAATAAACATTTTATGATTAAAAACGTATTTCACGGAGATAAGTTTCCAGTAGAAGCTTTACCTAGTTTTAGCGCATCAAATTTAAATTGGGCAGATTATCAATATCATAAACTTTTAATTCAAATTCTTGAAGAAGGTGTATGGAAAACCAATAGAACTGGAGTTAAAACTATTTCTATATTTGGGCCTCAAGTAGAATTTTATAATGTTGGGTATCAATTCCCTCTATTAACAACTAAAAGAGTTCATCTTAAATCTGTTATAGGTGAATTATTATGGTTCTTATCAGGATCTACGAATAAACACGAACTTAAGAAGAAATATGGAGTTACTATATGGGATGAATGGGGTGATGATAAAACCGGAGAATTAGGTCCTGTTTATGGTCATCAATGGGTTGCTTGGAGGGATTATAAAACTCGTTGGGTAGATGCTATAAGTGGTCCTGGAATGGCGATTCCTCTTGAGATAAATCAAATTCAAAATCTTATTGATACTTTAAAGAAAAATCCTGATGACAGGAGAATGATTGTAAATGCCTGGAATGTAGCCCAAATTTCTGAGATGGCTTTACCACCATGTCATTGGAGTTTTCAATGTGAATCACGTCAATATCCAAATCAAGATAGAAGAACATTAAATTTAAAAATGAATATTCGTTCTTGGGATATTTTCTTAGGTGGTCCATTCAATATTTCTTCTTATGCTATCTTGCTATTGATGTTAGCACAAGAAGTTAACATGATTCCAGGTACTTTGATTATATCGGCTGGAGACGTTCACATATATGAAAACCATTTAGAATACATATATAAACAACTGGAACGAAAATCCAAAGCACCATCACCTATTATGGAATTAAATCCGAATAAAGGATTTTGGGAGTTCGAACCTAGCGATTTTGAACTTAAAAATTACGACGCACATCCTAATTGGAAGGATGTGCCAGTAGCAGTATGAAAGATAAAGAAAAAAAGAAAGAAATGGAAACTTGTGTCCTTTGCAATAAAG